ATGCGCTGGTGGGAAATCGTTGGCATGGAGGAACCATCGGGGGACACTCCCTCAGTCTCGCATTCGCTCGACAGCTCCCTCAGAGAGGGAGCCGGGATTTGGTGCGTACCATTCAACGTGCCGCTCGGAAACCGTGGGGGTGCGGGCGATTTTCATCGCCCCTACGAAGGCTCAGAATGTTTTACGTTTCACCATTCATCGGGGTACTCGCTAAACCGGAAGGGTGCGGGCGATTTTCATCGCCCCTACGAAAGGCGTTTTCCATTCATTGGGGTGCTCGGAAAGCGGGAGGGGCTGTACCGTTCAATGGGGATTGTCTCAAAGTGGGTGCAAAAAAGTGTACAAGTTCATTGTAGCATGGGAGTTCTGAATATTCAACTGGAAATTTACTTTTTTCAATGGAAAGTATAGAAAGTAATGTGTCCGATAAGCTGGACGGAAAAGGAGAAGGGAATGGACAGGAAGTTTGATTTGTGCACCGGGCGGGATGCCAAGGGGCGCAGGTGGGCGGCCCGGGTGCCTGCCGGGGTGGTGCGGACGGGGATGTTCCTGCGGCTGCTGGGGGGCATTTTTGTACTGGTGGAGCGGGTGGAGCAGGGGGGCAGCACGGAGCTTCCCCTGTGCGCTGCGGTGGAGGTGCTGCAAAGCGTATGGGAGGGCCGGAGCCATGATTGAACCCTGGGAGCAGGCCCAGGCTCTGGCGGCCCGGTGGGATGACCGCCTCTGCCGCCGCCCGGTGTGCCAGGACTGCGGCAAGCCTGTGGCCGAGGGGTGGTATTTCCCCCTGGAGCATGGCCAGGCCCTGTGCCGCCGGTGTATGCTGGACAGAATGGTAGAGGTGGAGGAGTGAAGGGGGCGTTCGTTGAATGGTAAAAGCCAAAATCCTCTGAGCTTCGTAGGGGCGATGAAAATCGCCCGAAACGTTGGATTTTAGCGAGTACCCCGATGGATGGTGCAAGCCGTTCCCGGCTCCCTCTCTGAGGGAGCTGGCAGCCCGAAGGGCTGACTGAGGGAGTGTCGTTCGTTGAATGGTATAAGCCAAAATCCTCTGAGTTTCGTAGGGGCGATGAAAATCGCCCGAAACGTGGGATTTTAGCGAGTACCTGGGTGAATGGTGCAGGCCGTTCCCGGCTCCCTCTCTGAGGGAGCTGGCAGCCCGAAGGGCTGACTGAGGGAGTGTCGTTCGATGGTTCCACCGGTCTGATGGTTTACGAACGGTTTTATTGGCTCTGTATTTTTGGAGCGGTTACGAGCATCGGGGGACACTCCCTCAGTCTCGCATTCGCTCGACAGCTCCCTCAGAGAGGGAGCCGGGAATGGGTGCGTACCATTCAACCGGGTACTCGCTAAACCGGAAGGGTGCGGGCGATTTTCATCGCCCCTACGAAAGGCGTTTTCCATTCATCGGGGTGCACGGAAAGCGGGGGGTTGCGGGCGATTTTCATCGCCCGAAAGACTCAGTACATTTTAGAGAGGGGATGGGGGTATGGAAGAGGAGAAGGTGCGGGCGGTGGCGTGGAGGCTGCTGGGGAAGGTGGAGGCGGCGGTGGAGGAGGTGGAGCCGGGGGACCGGGGCGGGATGAAGCAGCTGACCGGGGTGCTGAAGGACTTGCAGGACATCCTGAGCCCGGCGGACCCCATGGCCCAGCGGGAGCGGGAGCTGAAGCTCCGGCGGCTGGAGCTGGAGCTGCAATGCGCCGCCAACACCGGCATCACCGTGACCTTGCAGGGGGAGGCGGAAGACTTTGCCAAGTAATCTGAGGATGCCCCGGCCCAACCCCAAGCAGCGGCAGGCATTGCTGGAGGAGCACCGGTATGTGGGCTACGGCGGGGCCCGGGGCGGGGGGAAGAGCTGGTTCGTCCGGTGGAAGGCGGTGCTGCTGTGCCTGGGGTATCCGGGGATAAAGGTGCTGATTACCCGGCGCACCTACCGGGAGCTGTACAACAACCACATCGCTCCCCTGCTGCTGATGCTGGGGGATGCGGCCAGCTACCACAAGGGGGACAAAATCTTCTCCTTCCCCAACGGCAGCACCATTGCCTTCGGCTACTGCGACGGCGACGACGACCTGGGCCAGTACCAGGGGGCGGAGTATGACGTGTGGTTCGCCGACGAGGCGGGGCAGTTCCAGGAGAACTGGCTGGTGCAAATCGATGCCTGCGTCCGGGGGGCCAATGATTTCCCCAAGCGCACCTATTACACCCTGAACCCCGGGGGCCCCAGCCACGGCTATTTCAAGCGGCTGTTCATCGACCGCCGGTTCCAGCCCCAGGAGCACCCGGAGGACTACGCCTTCATCCAGGCCCGGTGCACCGACAACCAGGCCCTGATGAAAAGTCAGCCCGGGTATCTGCGGAGCCTGGAAAAGCTGCCCCCCAAGCTCCGCAAGGCCTGGCTGGAGGGGGACTGGGACGTATACGAGGGGCAATTCTTCGAGGACTTCCAGGACCGGCCGGAGCACTACCGGGACAGGAAATTCACCCATGTAATCGAGCCCTTTGAGATCCCCGGGGACTGGAAGCTCTACCGCAGCTTCGACTGGGGATACCACCGGCCCTTCTCCTGCGGCTGGTGGGCGGTGGACTACGACGGTGTGGCCTACCGGATCCTGGAGCTGTACGGCTGCACCGGCACCCCCAACCAGGGGGTACGGTGGACCCCGGACCAGGTTTTCGACAAAATCCGACAGATTGAGATGGAGCACCGATGGCTCCGGGGGAAGCGGATTATCGGGGTGGCGGATCCCGCCATATGGGACGGGGAGACCGGGGAGAGCATCGCCCAGACCGCCGCCCGGCGGCAGGTGTACTTCCAGCCCGGGGACAACAAGCGGCTGCCCGGCTGGATGCAGGTCCACTACCGGCTCCAGATGGACGGCAACGGCTATCCCCAGATGTATGTTTTCAAAAATTGCCGGGCCTTTATCCGCACGGTGCCTCTGCTGCAATACGACCGATGCAGGCCGGAGGATGTGGATACCGACGGCGAAGACCATGTGGCCGACGAGGTGCGCTATTTTTGCATGTCCCGGCCCATCCGGCCCCGGGGGGAGCCGGAGGCGGACAGCTACAATGCCTCCCCCATGAAGCTCTTCCTGGACATTCCCAGGGAGCGGATCACAGCGGCCGGGAAGCGGCCGGGATTGGAGATTATCGGATGAACGACATGAAAAGCCTCCCGGTGGGGGCCAGAGAGGTGCGCCAGGCCCGGGCCACCCTGAACCGGTATCGGGAGGGAAAGGCCAACCTGGAGCGCCGGGTGGTGGAGAACGCCCAGTGGTATAAGCTGCGGCACTGGGAGTGTATGCGGGGCCATGGGAACAACCAGGTGGAGCCCAGCTCCGGGTGGCTGTTCAATGCCATTGCCAGCAAGCACGCCGACGTAATGGACAATTTCCCCAGCCCCAATGTGCTGCCCCGGGAGGAGGACGACCGGGCAGAGGCCAAGCTGCTGGGGCAGATTCTGCCGGTGGTGCTGGAGCAGAGCGAATTTGAGCAGGTCTATGACGAGGTAAACGACAGCAAGCTGAAATACGGCACAGGCATCTATGGGGTGTTCTGGGACGCAGGGAGCCTGAACGGCCTGGGGGATGTGGCCATAAGGAAGGTGGACATCCTGAACCTGTTCTGGGAAAGCGGCATCGGGGACATTCAGAACTCCGCCAATGTATTCCATGTGGAGCTGCAAAGCAACCAGTCCCTGGTGGCCCGGTATCCCTTCCTGAAGGACAAGCTGGGCACCCCGGAGGAGACCGGCAGCCGCTACCTGTATGACGACCGGGTGGACACCAGCGGCAAAACCGCCGTGGTGGACTGGTACTACAAGCGGGAGCGGGGGGGCAGGCAGGTGCTGCACTACTGCAAATTCGTAAACGACACCGTGCTCTTCGCCACGGAAAATCAGCAGGAGTACGCCCAGCGGGGGTGGTATGACCATGGGCTGTATCCCTTCGTATTTGACCCGCTGTTCCGCACCGAGGGCACCCCCTGCGGCTTTGGCTACATCGACGTGGCCAAAAGCGCCCAGGAGTACATCGACCGGGGAAACCAGGCCATCCTGATGAACCTGCTGGTAAACGCCCGGCCCCGGCACTTCATCCGCAGCGACGGCAGCGTCAACGAGGCGGAGTATGGGGACCTGAGCCGGGACTTCGTCCATGTGGAGGGGGGCCTGGGGCAGGACAGCATCCTGCCCATCCAGTCCACCGGGCTGAGCGAGGTGTATCTGGCGGTGCTCAACGGCAAGGTGGACGAGCTGAAGGAGGTCACCGGCAACCGGGATATCTCCACCGGGGGCACCAGCAGCGGCGTCACCGCCGCCAGTGCCATCGCCGCCATGCAGGAGGCGGGGAGCAAGCTCAGCCGGGACAGCAACCGGGCGGCCTACCGGGCCTTCCGGAAAATCTGCCTGATGGTCATTGAGCTGATCCGCCAGTTCTATGGCCTGCCCCGGTGCTTCCGGATTGTGGGGGCCGGGGGGACGGAGGAATTCGTCCGCTACAGCAGCCAGGGAATCCAGGGCACGGAGGATGCCCTCACCGGCCTGACCCGGGTGCCCCTGTTCGACATCACCGTGTCCGCCCAGAAGCAGAGCGCCTACTCCCGGATGAGCCAGAACGAGATGGCCCTGCAATTCTACTCCGCCGGATTCTTCGACCCCCGGAACGCCCAGCAGGCCCTGGCCTGTATGGACATGATGGACTTCGACAGGAAGGACATGATTATGCAGCGCATCGCCCGGAACGCCCAGGCCTGCCAGCCCCCACTGGCCCCGCCCGCCCCCGGCAAGGCCAGGCTCAAGGCCACCCCCCAGGAGCCCTACGCCACCCGCACCGCCCGCCAACGAGTAGCCGAAAGCACCAACCCGAGGTAAGCCATGCACTTCGATGTGCGGGAGCGCTAAAACATTCAGAGCTTCGTAGGGGCGATGAAAATCGCCCGTAACCCCGGATTTCAGCGAGTACCCGGTTGAATGGTGCAAGCCATTCCCGGCTCCCTCTCTGAGGGAGCTGGCAGCCCGCAAGGGCTGACTGAGGGAGTGTCGTTCGATGGTTGCTCCGGGCCAATGGTTTACGCACGGTTTTTATTGGCTCTGAAACTTTTGAGCGGTTACGAGCATCGGGGTACACTCCCTCAGTCTCGCTTCGCTCGACAGCTCCCTCAGAGAGGGAGCCGGGAATGGGTGCGTACCATTCAACGTGCCGCCCGGAAACCGCAACGTTGCGGGCGATTTTCATCGCCCCTACGAAAGGCGTTTTCCATTCATCGGGGGACACTCCCTCAGTCTCGCATTCGCTCGACAGCTCCCTCAGAGAGGGAGCCGGGGATGGGCGGGTACCATTCAACCGGGTACTCGCTAAACCGTGAGATTACGGGCGATTTTCATCGCCCCTACGAAACTCAAAGGTTTTTACATTTCACCATTCATCGGGGAATTCGTTAATACGCCAACGCTTTGCAGCGGGGCAGCCAGCGGCCCGGACGGCGGAAATTCTTTTAAGGAGGAATGGCCATGGAGTTCCCTACCCTGAAACAGGGCAGCACCAGCCGGGAGCTGCTGACTGCCTTCCCGGGCTACAGCGGCTGCCCCCGCCCGGCGGCGGGCACCTTTACCGCCATGGAAAATTGCTCCGGGGAGGACTATCCCCTGCTCTCTACCCGCCGCCCCCGGGGCGTGTACGCCCGGCCCGGCAGCTGCACCGGCCTGACCGCCAAGGACGGCCTGTGCTGGGTGGACGGCGGCGACTTCGTGGTAAACGGCTACCCGGTTTCCCTGGGCATGACCCCGGGGGAAAAGCAGCTGGTGTCCATGGGGGCGTATGTCGTTATCTTCCCGGATAAAAAGTACATAAATACTGCGGATTTAACGGACTTTGGCAACCTGGAGGCGGAATGCACCGCCTCCGGCCCGGTGCGGTTTACCCCGGTGCTGGCCGACGGCACCCCCCTGATTCCCGCCTATACCCAGCCGGAGGAGCCCAAGGAGCCGGAAAACGGGGCGCTGTGGCTGGACAATTCTTCCGCTATGACCCTGCTGCAATGGTCGGCGGGAAGCGGGATGTGGGTCAGCGTGGATACCACCCTGGTGAAAATCACCGCCCCGGGGCTGGGCCGGGCCTTCCGGCCGGGGGACGGCGTGCAGCTCTCCGGCGGGCCGGAGGGGGTGGCCGCCCAGGGGGTGATTGCCCAGTGCGGGGAGGACTTCGTCACCCTGCCGGGCCTGCTGGCGGCGGAGCAGACCCAGACCGCCCCGGTGACCCTGGGCCGGTACCTGCCCAATATGGATTTCGTCATCCACTGCGGCAACCGGCTCTGGGGCTGCCGCTACGGCACCAGCCGCACCGGGGCGGTGGTAAACGAAATCTACGCCAGTAAGCTGGGGGATTTCCGGAACTGGAGCTGCTTCCAGGGGGTGAGCACCGGCAGCTACGCCCTGAGCCTGGGCACCGACGGCCCCTTCACCGGGGCGGCGGAATTTCTGGGCTGCCCCCTGTTCTTCCGGGAGGGCTGCATCCACAAAATCTACGGCACTACCCCCGCCTCCTTCCGGCTGCAAACCACCCAGTGCCCCGGGGTCCAGCTGGGCAGCAGCCGGAGCCTGGCCCGGATTGGCCAGACCCTGTTCTACAAATCCCCAGAGGGGGTGTGCGCCTACGATGGGGCGGTGCCGGTGGAGGTGTCCCAGAGCCTGGGAAAAACCCGCTACACCCGGGCCGCCGCCGGGGCTCTGGGGAGCCGGTACTATATCAGTATGCAGGAGACCGGGGGCGGCTACCACCTGTTCGTCTACGATGCCCCCCGGGGCCTGTGGCACCGGGAGGACAGCAGCGAAATCCACTGCTTCTGCCCCTGCCGAGGAGACTTGTTTTATGTAAACCAAGCCGGGGAAATCATCAGCGTCTCCGGCCAGGGGGAGCCGGAGGGGCCCTTCTCCTGGTACCTGGAAACCGGCCCCCTGGGGGGCCTGAGCCCGGACTGCAAGCAGCTGTCCCGGCTGAGCCTGAGGGTGGAGCTGGGGGGCCGGATGGCGCTGTACGTCCGCTATGACCGGGAGACGGCCTGGCTGCCCCTGGCCAGAATCCAGGCCACGGAGCTGAAAACCTTCACCCTCCCGGTGGCGGTGCGGCGGTGCGACCACCTGCGGCTGCGGCTGGAGGGCACCGGCCCCATGCGGCTCCACGCCCTGGCCAAGACCATGGAATGGGGGAGTGACGTGTGACGGCGGTGAATTTACGCCCCCCGCAGCTCACCGGGGGCACCGAGGCGGAGCAGCTGCGGCAAATCCAGAAATATTTGTATGCCCTGTGGGAGCAGCTGCAATACGCCTTCGATGGGGTGCAGACCCCGGCCGGAAGCCAGAATGCAGCCCCCGCCCCTGCTGCCCCGGTGACCCCCCAGGCCGTCAACGCCGGACTGAAGGCGCTGATACTGAAAAGCGCCCAGGTGACCCAGGTGCTGGAGCAGCGGGTGGCCCAGCGGCTGGAGGGGAAGTATGTGGCCCAGAGCCAGTTCGGCACCTTCCGGCAGGAGACCAGCCAGCAGCTCACCGCCAATTCCCGGGGGCTGACCCAGCAGTTTGAAAACGTCCAGCAGCTTACCAGCGCCGTGGCGGAGCTGGACTCCGGCCTCCGGGCGGTAAGCGCCACCATCCGCACCGGGGAACTGGCCGATGGGGTGTACGGCGTGGAAATCGGCCAGCAGGAGGGGGAAAACGGCATTATCCGCTTCCGCCGCTACGCCCGGCTGACGGCGGACAGGCTGTCCTTCTACGACAGCAATCAGGTGGAGGTGGCCTATATCAGCGACCGCAAGCTCCACGTCACCGCCGCCCAGGTGGCGGAAATCTCCGCCGACGCCATCACCGCCCAGACCCTGCAAATAGCCGACTACACCTGGCAGCTCTCCCCCGACGGCCATCTGAGCCTGCGATAAAGCCCGACCAAATGGCACCCGCCAAAATCATCAGAGCTTTCGTAGGGGCGATGAAAATCGCCCGTAACCCCGGATTTCAGCGAGTACCCCGATGAATGGGAGCGTCCCCCGGCTCCCTCCCTGAGGGAGCTGTCAGCCCGAAGGGCTGACTGAGGGAGTGTCGTCCGATGGTTGAGAGCGGTTAATCATCCAGAGTTCCGTAGGGGCGATGAAAATCGCCCGCAACCCCGGATATTAGCGAGCACCCGGATGAATGGGAGCGTCCCCCGGCTCCCTCCCTGAGGGAGCTGGCAGCCCGAAGGGCTGACTGAGGGAGTGTCGTCCGATGAATGGTATAAGCCAAAATCATCAGAGTTCCGTAGGGGCGATGAAAATCGCCCGCACCCCCGGATTTTAGCGAGTACCCGGATGAATGGGAACGTCCCCCGGCTCCCTCTCTGAGGGAGCTGGCAGCCCGCAAGGGCTGACTGAGGGAGTGTCGTTCGTTGGTTATTCCGGGCCCGATGGTTTACTCACAGTTTTTTTGGCTCTGAAATTTTTGAGCGGTTACGAGCATCGTAGTACACTCCCTCAGTCTCGCGTTCGCTCGACAGCTCCCTCAGAGAGGGAGCCGGGAATGGGTGCGTACCATTCAACGTACCGCCCAAAAACCGCAAGATTGCGGGCGATTTTCATCGCCCCTACGAAGGCTCAGAATATTTTACCGGTTTCTGCCGGGGGAGCGATACCGTGTGGGGCAGGGAACCCACGTATGGGTACAAACTCAAAGCGTAACGAAAAAAGGAGAAAAATATGGGGAAGAAGGAATTTGAGGTCTCTAAGGCTGCGGCGGAGGCGAAGAAGGCGGTGCAGGAGCAGGCGCAAAAGCGGCCGGAGTATACCGGGCGGTATGACCAGGCCCTGGGCCAGGCTCTGGATGCGCTGATGCAGCAGCCGTCCTTCCGCTACCGGCTGGACGGAGACGCACTGTATAAACGCTACCGGGACAGCGCCGTGAAAAACGGTCAGCTGGCCATGGAGGATACCCTGGGCCAGGCGGCGGCCCTCACCGGGGGCTACGGCAGCTCCTACGCCCAGAGCGCAGGGCAGCAGGCCTACGCCCGGCAGCTGGATGCATTGGGCGACCGCATCCCGGAGTTGTATACCCTGGCCATGGAGCAGTATCGGCTCCAAACCCAGGGGCTGAAGGACAAATATAACCTGCTGCTGGGGGCGGACAGCCGGGACTATGGCCGGTATACCGACTCTCTGGCCGCCTGGCAGCAGGAGGCCGACCGGCTGCTGGAGGCATACCGGACCCAGAGCAAGCTGGACTACCAGACCTACCGGGACGACATCGCCGACTGGAAATGGCAGACGGAGTACGACGAAGACAAACGCCGCTACGACCAGCAGTGGGAAGCCGCCCACCAGCCCGCCCCCCAGGTCCGGTACGTCACCAAGGCTTCCAAAAAGAAGAAGAGCGACACTACCCCCGGCTTCCTGGGGGCGGTGCTGGGAGCCATTTCCGGTGCGGGCCTGACGAAAAAGAAGAAGGAGGCCTGACCATGGAGCTGCAGCTGGGCCAGGACGTAAAGCTGACCCTGGAAATCACCCAGAGCCTACAGGAGAATACCTCCCGCATCCGGGCCACCGGCCTGGCCATCCGGAACCGCACCGGCACCACCGTGGGCAGCTGCTGGGTGCTGGGGGAAATCCGGCTGGGGGGCGCACTGGCCGCCAACCTGATTCTGAACAACGTCCAGGGCTGTAACCTGATCTACTCCGGCAGCTGGTACCAGGGAGGCGAGGACAGCTGGAGCGGCTACAGCTGCCAGGAGGTCACCGTCCCCCACGCCGCCGACGGCACCGCCAATCTTACCGCTACAGCCAGTCTGCGGCTGTATACCACCGGCAACCGGTTCGTGGACAGCTTCACCCGCTCCGGGGAGACGGCCCTGCCCAGAATCCCCCGGGCCACCGGCCTATCCGCCCAGCCCGGCCCCCTGGGAGCGCCCCTGACCTTGCACCTGACCAGAGCCGCCCCCGGCTTCCGGGATACCGTTACCTGGCAGTGCGGCAGCCAGTCCGGGGTTCTGGCGGAGAAAACCCAGGCGGACACCCTGACCTGGACACCCCCCTTGGCGCTGGCCGCCCAGCAGACCCAGGATACCCGGGTGGAGGTGGCCTTTGCCTGCACCACCTACGCCGGGGAGGAGACGGTGGGCACCGGAAAATTCACCCTGCCCCTGGACATTCCCGGGACGGTGGTGCCGGAGGTGGCGGTGACGGTGGCGGATGCCCTGGGCTACACCGCCAGCCATGGGGGCTATATCCAGGGCCAGAGCCGCTGCCGGGTGACCACCCAGGCGGCGGGGCCCTATGGGGCCGGTATCCGGGAAATCGCCGTGACCTGCGGCGGCCTCTCCGGCACCGGGGAGCAGGTCTGCTTCGCCCTGGCCCACAGCGGCCCGGTGGACATCACCGTAACGGTGACGGACAGCCGGGGCAGAACCGCCGCCGCCCGGGAGAGAATAGAGGTGCTGCCCTACGCAGCCCCCACCGCCCGGATTGCCGCCGCCTACCGGTGCACCCCCCAGGGCGCACCCCAGGCGGATGGGGTGTACCTGTGCCTGGAATTTGCCGCCGGGGCCACACCGGTGGCCGGGGGGAAAACCGCCTACCGGGTCCGCTGCCGCACCCAGGGCACCGGGGAGGAGCGACTGGTGACGCTGGCGGAATATGAAAATCAATTCCAGGCCCAGGGCCGGGTGCTGCTGCCCGCCGGGGAGGACAGCAGCTACCGCTGCACCCTGGAGGTGACGGACAGCTTCCAGACCGCCGCCTCCCCCGCCGCCTTTGTGGGGGTGGCCTTCGTGCTGCTGGACTTCTGCCGGAGCAGCAAGTCCGTGGGCATCGGTATGCGGGCCCAGGCCCCGGACACATTGAGCCTGGCCCTGGACACCGACCTCACCGGCCACCGCCTCCTCCACCTCCCCACCCCCCAGTCCCCCACCGACCCCGCCACCAAGGAATACGTAGACCAGCTCTTTTCCCAGCTGCAAACCAAAGCATAGACCGGCCCGGCTGGGAGCGCCGTCCCCCGGCTCCCTCTCTGAGGGAGCTGTCAGCCCTTCGGGCTGACTGAGGGAGTGTCGTTCGTTGAATGGTAAAACCCAAAATCTTCCGAGCCTTCGTAGGGGCGATGAAAATCGCCCGCCACCCCGAATTTCAGCGAGCACCCGGATGAATGGGAGCGTTCCCGGCTCCCTCTCTGAGGGAGCTGTCAGCCCTTCGGGCTGACTGAGGGAGTGTCCTTCGTTGGTTGAGAGCGGTCAAACATCCAGAGTTTCGTAGGGGCGATGAAAATCGCCCGTAACCCCGGATTTCAGCGAGCACCCGGTTGAATGGCACCAGCCATTCCCGGCTCCCTCCCTGAGGGAGCTGTCGAGCGAAAGCGAGACTGAGGGAGTGTACCCCGATGAACGTAACCGCTCAAAAATTTCAGAGCCAATAAAAAACCTGTGAGTAAATCATCGGCATGGAGGAACCATCGGACGACACTCCCTCAGTCACGCCCGTTGGGCGTGCCAGCTCCCTCAGAGAGGGAGCCGGGGTGGGGCTGTACCATTCAATGTGCCGCTCAGAAACCGCAAGATTGCGGGCGATTTTCATCGCCCCTACGAAAACTCAGAAACCGGTTCCTTTTACCATTCAACGGGGGATACTCCCTCAGAGAGGGAGCCGGGGACGGGCTGTACCATTCAATGTGCCGCTCGGAAACAGCAACGTTGCGGGCGATTTTCATCGCCCCTACGAAAACTCAGAATATTTTACCGGTTTCTGCCGGGGAAACGATACCGGGTGGGGCAGGGCACCCACGTATGGGTACAAACTCAAAGCGTAACTAAAAAAGGAGAGATGGAAATGACGAAAATTCGAGTATTGGCCCGGGGGGCTGTGGCCTGGGCCCGGGTGGAGGGGGTCATCACCGCCGGGGCGGTGGGGATTCCTGTGGCCCTGGAGCTGGGAGAGGAATGGAACGGCCTGCGGGTGGTTGTGAAATTCCGCTGCGGCCCCCGGGAAAGTCAGGTGGAGGCCGCTGGGGCGGTAAGCGTGCCCTGGGACTGCCTGACGGAGGGCTACCCCCTGGAGGTGGCCCTGGACGGCTGGGACGGTGCGGGAAACCTGCGCATCCCCACCCTCTGGGCCCGGTGCGGCACCGTCCGCCCCTCGGCGGCGGAGGGCGGGGACGACCCCCTGCCCCCGGCCCTGCTGACCCAGGAGCTGCTGGGCCGCATGGATGCCATGGAAAAGAAGCTGGACGCCGCCGCCCCCCAGCCGGTGAACGCCCCCAGGGTCTACTGCTGGGGCGACTCCCTGACCCAGGGAGAGGGCTCCAATATCAAGCTGACGGACGGCGTGTTCCAGGCCTTCAACCTCCACCCCTATACCGCCGAGCTTACCGACTTCCGGGCGGTGAACCTGGGCTGCCAGGGGGAAGACGTGATTACCATTATGGCCCGGCAGGGTGCGGACCCCATGGTCCTTGGGGGCTTCACCATCCCCGCCGACTGCACCCCGGTGCCGGTGGGCACCGTGAGCCAGGGCATCCCCACCGCCTCCGGGGCAGTGGCCAGACCCCTGAAGCCCATGGAGGCGGGCATCAACCCCTGCACCCTTTCCGGGGTCCGGGGCACCCTCCACCGGGGGATTACCCGGAACGATTCCGACGATAATTATTACTTCACCCGCCTCACCCCCGGCAGCGCCGTGGAGGTCCCCGCGGGCAGCACCCTGGAAACCTTCGCCATGGCCAACTACCGCAACGGTCTGGCAGTTATCTGGATGGGTGCCAACGGCGGCCACTCCGGGGCGGCGGACTTCTGCGCCAAGGTGAAGAAAATGGTGGCCTACGGCGGGTATAGCGACTATCTGGTGCTCCTGTCCCGGGAGTTCCGGGGCGATGCCGCCGACAGCGTGGCCGCCGCCCTGACGGATGGGGAGGGGAAATGCCATGTGCTGAACCTGTACCGCCAGCTGCCCCTCCACGGCCTGACCCTGGCCAATATGAGCCACAGCTACTTCGACACCTCCGGCTACGCCCAGGGGGATGCCATCCTGGAAAAGGCCCCCATCCTCTGCGCCTGCACCATGGAAAACGGCAGCCCCAAATTCGAGGCCCTCCATTTCAGCGCCTACGGCTACCGGGCCATCGGCAAGCTGGTGGCGGCCTGGCTGGCCCAGAGCACCCCCGCCGCCGGGGATACCCCCGCCCGCCCCCCGGAGGAGAGCATCTACGAGGAGAACGTCACCGATGCCTACGGCAAAATGCTCTGGCGGCTGAAAAAGCCCCTGACCTCCACCGGCAGCCGGGTGGTGGATACCCGGTGGGCCCCCTATGACCGGGAGAAGGACTGGACCCTGGCCGTAAAAATCCGGGATGGCATGGGCGGCAGCGAAAACTACAATTCCATCCTGGAATCCCGGGACGATACCGCCGGAGTGGAAACCACCCTCCACCTGCGGGTGGAGAAGGTGACGGAGACCCCGGTGTTCAACATCGGCCTGGGAAACCGGAAGGGCTTCTCCGTGCTGAAATCCGGGGGCCTGTTCGAGTGGGTGGGGGGCGACTTCTCCACCGACGGCTACCACTACTGCATTCTCGCCAAAACCGGGGGCAGCTATGTGGTGCTCTTCGACGGCGGCTGCTGGGACGGCTACGGCGCACCCCTGGAGGGGGCCTTCACCGGGGATACCCTGTGCCTTTTTGCCCGGCGGATGCCCGACGGCTCCTTCGCCCAGTACGCCGCCGGTACCATTGAGGATTTCCGGATTTACGACACCGGCCTTACCGCCCAGCAGTGCCGGGCGCTGGCCCGGCAGATGCAGGAGGCGGGGGCATGACGGTAAGGCAAATCCAGTGCCTGCTGTGCTACCTGGGCTTCGACCCCGGTGCCCCCGACGGCAAGCTGGGGCCCAATACCCTGGCTGCCATCCGGCGCTTCCAGGCTGCCGCCCACCTGAACGTGGACGGCCACCCCGGCCCGGCCACCCGGCAGGCTCTGCAAGAGGCTGTCAAGAAAAACTTTTCGACAAATTCCGACAATTATAGACAAAACAAAACCGCCTCCCAGGGGCAAGCCCAGGAAGCGGCAGGGACTGTCAAGGAAAACTTATCGACAAATTCCGACAAAAATCGACAAAATCAGGACGCCCCCGGGAGCTTCTGGCAGGACATCCGGCATTTCCGGCGGCAGGAGTTCCGGTGCCCCTGCGGCCGGTGGTGTACCGGCTTCCCGGCGGAGCCGAAGGAGGGACTGGTCCGGTTCCTGGATGCCCTGCGGGAGCAGCTTGGCCGGCCGGTGATTGTGGTGCCCCCGGACGGCCACAGCGGCGGCAGCGGGGTGCGCTGCGCCAAATACAATGCCACCTTGCCCGGCAGCGTGGCCAACAGCACCCACCTGACCGGCCGGGCGGCGGACTTCTCCGCCCCCGGGGCCGCCGCCGGGACGGTGGAGGACTGCCTGACCCGGGCCAAGGCCGACGGGCGGATTGCCTATTGGTACCGCATCGCCTCGGGAAGCTACCATGTGAATATCTAGGGGGGAAGAAAATGGAAACAATTCTGGCAGCCATTATCACCGGGGGCATCACCCTGACCGGGGTGCTCATTGCCAACGGCAAGTCCCAGGCGGTGACGGAGACCAAGCTGGAGGAGCTGACCCGGGAGGTCCGTGAGCACAACAATTTCGCCCGCCGGGTACCCCTGTGCGAGGAGCGCATCAAGGTGGTAAACCACCGGCTGGAAAATCTGGAAGCCGTATACAAACAGAACCAAGGAGGAAAATGCCATGATTAACTGGAAAGTACGCCTGAAAAACCGGGCCTTCTGGGCCGCCGCCATCCCCGCAGCCCTGCTGCTGGTGCAGACCATCGCCGCCCTGTGCGGCGTGACACTGGACCTGGCCCCCCTGGAGGAAAAGCTCCTGGCCGCCCTGAACGCCCTGTTCGCCCTGCTCACCATCCTGGGCATCGTCAACGACCCCACCACCCAAGGCCTCCACGACAGCCCCCGCGCCCTCCACTACCAAAAACCCGCTTAA